GCCTTCTATTTCGTCGGTCCAGTGGACCAGGGTGTTAAAGACTTTCAACCGGCCTTCGGCCATCAGCCGGGCTACGGTGTCGATTCCAGGGATGACTTCGTTCTTGGCCGGAAGGACTGCTAGGCCGAACGAACGGAGTTCGTGTCGCTCCTGTCTCGCTGCAGGGTCGGCGCGCCATTGAGTTGCCTTTACCGATGGGACTAGGCGGTCGGTGGCGGTGATGTTGTTGTAGTGCGTTTTAAGGAGCTCTTCGCCTTTCTTGTATTCCCTGGTCAGGTAATATACGCCTTCGGGGCTCCTAGCTCCCCAGACGCCTGCGGTGGGGTGATTGAACCCTAGGTCGATAGCGGCCTTCTGCCACCAATCGTTGGGGATGTCGAACGGTTGGACTAGTAGGTCGTCGTTCCACCATTTGCCGTAGATCATGCCCTCGGGCCGCTCGAAGCCGCCCTGGTGCATCATGTTGAACCGGGCCTCGGACATGTTGCGGCGGTTGCGCTCGTAGGCTTCGCGCGAGTAGGTTGGGTTGGCTAGGCTGTTGCACTGTACTACCAGGAAGTCGGGGTCCCCGCCCTTGAACTTCTGGTATACGTCGGTGTAGAGCCATCCGCGATCGTAGGGCGTGGTTGTTAGCAAGCCGTAGCCACCTCGAGCTGAGGCGCGGCGGTTGGCGGTTTCAAAGGCCAGCTTACGCATCTGGCCTGCTTCATCGAGCCAATAGCCGTCCACGTGAGCGCCTTCCATGGACTCAGGGTTGGTGGCGGAGCCCAGGAGTACGGTGCCGAAGTTAGAGCTGATCTTCCGCTCTTTCTTGCTGTAGATGGTTCCTGGGTCCAGATACCGCATTAGGGTTAATAGGCTCGGATTGCTTGGGTAGTCTGTCAACAGGATACGGTCCACCATTGGCCAGGTGGGTTCGGCTACCAACCACACGCCGTTGGGCTTCTTCCCCATCCTTTTTATCTGTTTGAACTTCCCTGCGACCGTCTTGCCGCTGCCGGTGCCTGCGATCATCGCGACGGTGGGAATCTCCTCCGCGTTGATGATTTCCCTCTGGGGTGGACTGGGGCGGACTACTAGCCGCTTGCGCTTAGTGGTCATCTGGTTACTCCAGGCTGATGAAGTCGTGGACCTCGCCGTCTTCGTCTATGGCGGCGCCGTCGATTATCACGATTTCTCCGATGGTCGGGGCCTGCGTGCCGGCTCGCCTTCGGTCTTCCCGGTCAATTAGATACCTTAGCAGGTATCGATCGCCTTCCATGGCGTCGTCGGTTGCGACATCGACCAGCATGTCGAGGCGCATCTCGCGAGCGGCAGTCCAGGCCCGGTTGAAGTCGTCGTCCTCCCTGGCCCATTGGTAGGGGGTTCCTCTGGTTACGCCGGCGTGGGCTGCGGCCTCGCGGACCGTCATGTCCCGCTCTAGGCCATCCAGGAAGCGTTCTTTCTTTCTGGCAGTCGATCGTCTGGGCATTAGACATCTTGGGGCCGATCGCGTTGGTTCGGGGGTACGGTACCGGGCTCTCGCTGCCGCTGGTATGGCACGTTTCCCCAGGGCACGTCCTGGAGATTGTAGGTCCGGCGAATCTCGTTAATCGTTAAAAGGCCTCGGTCCAGCGAGTCCATCTCTCGGGTATTCCGTTGTTCGGCCCCTTCGTTTATGGCTTCGATGTCGGTGTAGTCGAAGTTGACCTCCAGGCCTGTGAAGCCGAGTCTAGGAAGGGTGCTGTGTGTAATCCGCTCGGAGAACATATTTGCCTCGGGTTTGATTGTGTTCGTCCAGAAACCTTTTTCCAGGGAGGCTACGTTGGCGAGTGTGGCGTCCGCCAGGTCGCCCATCATTGTTGTGGGAACGTTGAATACTCGCCCGGCCTCCTGGAGGGTCCAACGCAGTGATTCCACCCACTGTAGGTCCCGATTGTTAAACGCCAGTGCTTTTATGTCTTTAACGTTGCTGGTGATGGCTGGCCGGTTTGATTTGGTCGGTCCGGCGAAACGAGCCTCCCACCTTACGTAGAAGGCGTCAATTTGCGCGTCGGTCATTTCTTCGTCGCCCATCAGAATGTAGTCCGGAATGCCGCTGTTTCTTAGAGTGTTTCGGTTGAAGAGCACGGCGTCGAGGCCCATGTCGGCACTTCGGCGAAGCGGTGCTACCGGGGACAGCCCGGTGCGGTCCTGGATGGGGTTAAAGAAGCGCCAGAACTCGACCTCTTCGGGCAAGTAGGCCTGTTCTCGACCGTTCAGGCCTCGATATATGTAGCCTCGGATGTAGGGGCCGTTCTGGCCGGTGCCTGGCAAGACGGTCATGCGAGATGGGTTTACGGGCCATAGTTCAGGGCGCCCAGTACCATCTTCGGCTTGTTCGATGGTCCAAAAGGCACGGCCATATAGGCAAAGGAAGGTTTCTGTTGCGCGGCGCAGTTCGGCCCCGCTGAACCATGGGTTTGGATGGTCGAGAATTTGCTGTGCTGGATGCTCGGGTCCCAGAGATGTTAGAGAGCCGTCGGAGTTGCGTTGGCTCACGTTCCAGGGGATGAGACTCATTGAGGTGGCGCGGGTGTTTACTGCTGTGAAGATCGGTACGGAGCGAGTGTAGTAATCGGCGTGGTCCGGGTTGGCCCATTCGTTCCCGATGCCGAAGTCGGCCTGATGAGGGAAGACATCGGTTTGGGGGGCCAAGGCGGCGGTGATTAGTCTCCAGCGAGATGTTAGCCAGTCGGTGATTCTGCTCATACGGCAATCCTTCTGTATTGCTCCAGGAGCATCTTAACGTCGGTGTCTATATCGGCGTCTACGAAGAATGGCTCGAAGTCGGCGGCGCGGGTCCAGATTCGTGACGTTTGAATCAGGGTGGCTCTCTCGATAGCTGGGGGCCAGCGCAGCATGAACACATCGGCGTTGTTCGCGTGGGCGAAGGCGGTGGTGCCGTTTAAGGCCCTGGTGCAGGTTAGGTCGTTGCCCGATATCCCAGTGACCAGCATCTGTTCGGTGCCGATCAAGATGGTCAGGTCGATTTCATCGGTAGCCTCTAATGGTCAGCCCCAGGCAAAGCCACAGGCCACCGCTACGCCTTCCCCTCGAAGCTTACACACCCGTCACAGACGCCACCTACACCGCCAAGGCCGGTGACCGCATCATCGGCATCAACCGCGCCGGTGTAGTCACAATCACGCTTCCCACCGCAGAGGTCCGCGCCGGTCGCCTATTCACCATTAAAGACGAATCCGGAAACGCCTTCGTTAACAACATCACCATAGCAACCGAAGGCTCCGAAACCATCGACGGCTCGACCACCAAGGTTATAGACGAGGACTACGGAGCAAAACACTTCTACTCGGACGGATCAAACTGGTTTACCATCCCGAGGATTAGCCAGAGCGCCGAAGACACAATCAGCCGCCAACAGTGGAACGACTTAAACAACTTCTCCAGCGCCGGGCAGGTCGTCACAGGAACCGGGTCAACTATCCGAGACATCCGCCGATTCAAAGCCGACACCGGAGCCACCGCCAGCTCGACCGCTCTCACCAGAACCAAAACCTTCAGCGGATGGAACAAGGGAAACTCTAATGGCGTCCTTGATTGGTCCAAAAGAGTCGTCATTCAATTTCCATTTACCATCGACCAAAACACCACCAACGGCATAGCCAGGTTTACCTTCGGAAAAGGCACCGCCGACGGCATGGGCGCATTGGTCGATAAGGGAATAGGAATCCACGTCGACAACCTTGCGATAAAGGGCATCGTCCACAACGGAAGTTCCGGGGCCACGATCGACCTTTCAACCACCCTCACAACCGCTCAAGTCTATCTAATAACAATGGTGTCCGACGGTTCCGGGAACATCGAATGGTTCATTAACGACGTCAGCAAGGGCACATCGGCAGCCGGGCCAACCGGAGATGCCGGCAACGGCGAAGACTCGCTACAGATCGAAGCTCTGAACGGCGCCGACTCCGCCGACCAAGCCGCCTCGGTTTACTTCGTCAAGATATTTGTGGATCAGTAATATGGAACGCTTCACCTTCCACCCGATAACCCTAGCCGACATCGCCACCGCCCTAGGCCTGAGCTCCGTGGACCTACGACTGACCACCAACGAAGACGGCTCAATGGAGATCGAAACCCCCAACCTTCCCACAGCGAAAAAAGTAAAGCTAAGATTACTTTTCACCAACAGAGGTTTCGTAGAGGGCCCACGTTGACTCCCAAGCGCAAAATCTACTTCCTAAAACTATGGTCAGCGATCGCAGTGCTGGCCATTCTTTGTATTACCGGCCTGGAAGTATCGGCCATGTGGCTTGGGGTCGACACCCCACGGGTCCGCCTAGCGGACACCCTTCTCGCCTGCCTGGCCAGCGCGGTCCTCGGTAAGATGATCCCATGAGAAAGAAGACTCCAATACGACC